GGAACATTGAATTCCTTGACGAGTTGTTTCAGTTTCCTAACCCCCAGGTACATGATGATTTAATTGATTCATTAGCCTACATAGACCAGCTTGCCAAAGTATCGTATTACTACGACTTTGAGGAAGATAACTTTGAAATGCTAGACGCAGTAGCGGGATACTAAAATATGAAAGAAGATTACGAAGATTCTACAGTAGAAAGTTGGGTAATGAGTAAATGTGAGCAATGGCGCGATCATTATGAAACTAACTACTCAGAACGCTTTGATGAGTATTATCGTACATGGCGGGGTATATGGGATAAAAACGACTCTATGCGTGAGTCAGAGCGATCAAGGCTTATTGCTCCTGCCACCCAACAAGCAGTAGAGTCTTCTGTAGCTGAGATTGAAGAAGCAACCTTTGGTCGTGGTACATTCTTTGATATTAAAGATGACTTGCAAGACCCTAATAAAGGTGATGTAGAATTACTTAAGCACCAACTAACTGAGGACATGCACTTTAGTAAGGCTAGAAGCTCGATTGGGGAGTGTTTACTTAATGCTGCTGTGTTTGGTACTGGGATAGGAGAACTTGTCTTAGATGAGATTATGGAGCTTACAGCGGGTACTCAACCAGCACTTGAAGGACAGATGACAGCGGTTGGTGTAAATAGGCGAGAAAGAACAATCGTTAGGCTTGATCCTATCATGCCACAAAACTTCTTGATTGACCCCCTAGCTACTAACATTGAAGATGCTGTTGGTGTAGCTATTGATAAGATGGTTCCACACCACCAAGTACAACAAGGTATTGATGCTGGTATCTATCGTGATGTTGAAATAGGTTCAGCTCCTTCAGAATCAGAAATAGAAGATGCTAGTAAAATTGTCTATTCTTACAATGATGACATGGTTAGGTTAACTAAATACTATGGACTAGTGCCTACTGACTTAATCAAAGAAGCAGAGCTTGATGAAAATGAAGAACTGCAAGATATGGTTGAGCTTGATGAAGAGCCTGGTAGCTATACAGAAGTCATTATGGTTATTGCTAATGGTTCTGAAATCTTAAAGATAGAAAAGAACCCCTACATGAAGCAAGACAGACCTGTAGTTGCTTTTTCTTGGGATAAAGTACCATTTAAGTTTTGGGGTCGTGGAGTATGCGAAAAAGCTTATAACTCACAAAAAGCCCTAGACGCAGAACTTCGTGCTAGGATTGATGCACTTGCTCTCACTGTACACCCAATGATGGCAGTAGATGCTAGTCGTATGCCAAGGGGTGCTAAGTTAGATGTAAGACCTGGTAAGACTATTTTAACTAATGGCAACCCGGCAGAAATCTTACAACCATTTAACTTTGGTGCTATTGACCAAGTAACATTTGCACAAGCAGCACAACTACAACAAATGGTACAACAGTCTACTGGTGCTATTGATTCTGCTGGAGTACCTGCTCAAGTAAATGGTGAGGGTACAGCAGCAGGTATTTCTATGGGCTTGGGTGCTATCATTAAACGACACAAGCGAACTCTTATTAACTTCCAAGAAAACTTTTTAATACCTTTTATTGAAAAAGCTTCTTGTAGGTATATGCAGTTTGCCCCCAAGTTGTACCCAGTAAAAGACTATAAGTTTATAGCTACAAGCTCTTTAGGTGTGGTAGCAAGAGAGTATGAGGTTACACAGTTAGTTCAGTTGCTACAAACTATGTCACCTGAGTCACCTGCTTACCCAATGTTAATTGAATCTATTGTTGGTAACATGAGCTTAACTAATAGAGATCAAATTATCCAGGCTTTACAACAAGCCAACCAACCTAACCAAGAAGAACAACAAGAAGCACAAGTTAGGAAACAAGTAGAGCTTGAAACTGCTATGGCAATGATAGAAAAACTTAAAGCAGAAACAGCAGAGATTGTGTCTCGTATAGAACAAAACAATGTAGAGACTCAGTTACTTCCTATTGAAGAAGAGACTAAGCGTATAGCTGCTATGGCTAGTAATATACCAAAAGACAAGTCTGAGTTTGACAAGTTGGTTGATTATGCCAAATTAGAGCTTAGTGAAAAAGAGCTGGATATGAAAAAAGATATTGTTAAATTACAAATGCAAAAATAATACTTGACAAGTTTATTAAATAATGCTTGACATTTGCATAAAAATATGATATAATACAAAAAAACAGAGGTTCTCCAAATTGGACAAAGAATTACAAGACTATTACGAAAATTATTTTTCTTTATTTAATCATCCAGGTTGGGAACAGCTAATGGAAGATTTAGAAGAAACAGCAGATTCTTTTGATCTGATGCGTATTAAAGATGCTAAAGAGCTACATTTTGCTCAAGGGCAACTACAAATACTTAACACACTATTAAATTGGAAAGACTCTATTACTAATGCTTACGATAATAATGAGCTAGAGGAATCTTACCAATCAACTAATTTGCAGTAAGAAAAGTCATGTACAGACTATATGAATTTTCTTGTGTAAATAGACACACTACTGAAGAACTTATCAACCCTGATGTTAAGGAAATAAGTTGTTCTATATGTGGTGAAATGAGTAAGCGGTTAATCTCTCCTAGTCGTTTTAAGTTCAACATTCATAATGATCGTTGGGCTAAACAACACGAGAAGGCCGCCCAGGTAACTTAATTCCATAATACCCTAAGGTACGGAGAATCATTAAATGGCTAGAATACAAGACCCCCTTGATAACCAAGAAGTTGAACTAGAGGAAAACGAAGAGTTTGTACCCCTTTCTGAAATGGATAAACCTGAAGAAGTCCAGGAACCAGAGCAGGAAATTAACGAAACTGAAACACAAGAAGCAGTATCTGATGTACCAGATAAATACAAAGATAAATCTCTGGAAGATGTTGTTAGGATGCACCAGGAGGCTGAAAAGCTACTGGGTCGTCAAAGTTCAGAAGTAGGCGATCTTCGTAAATCAGTTGACGATTTGCTCAAGGCTAAACTTGAAGAGGCTATTAGTAGTAAAAAAGAAGATAATGAGCCAGAACTAGATTTTTACACAAACCCAACAGACGCTGTTAATAAAGCTGTAGAAAACAGTAATACAGTAAAACAGATGCAAGAACTAATTGCTAGGCAAGAACAGCAAGAAGTTTTAAGCAAGATTGCTACTAAACATCCAGACTATGAAGGTGTGATTAAAGATCAAAACTTTGTAGATTGGATTAAGGGATCTGCTGTTCGCACTGAGTTACTACAACGTGCTGATAAATACGATTACAACGCTGCTGATGAGCTTCTTTCTAATTGGAAAGAAATTAAAGGTATAGTTGAAAAGACACAAAGTCTTAGTGAACAAGATCGTAAGCTACAGGTTAAAGCAGCTTCAACAGGCGGCAAAGGTTCAGGTGAACCAATGTCTCGTAAAATCTATAAGCGTTCTGAAGTTCGTGATTTAATGATTAACGACCCCCAGAAGTATGCAGCTAATGCAGATGTAATCTACAAGGCTTATGCTGAAGGGAGGGTAAAATAACTTAAAATAAAAGGAATAGTAAAATGGGATTAGGTACTAATCATGTAACCACTACAACTGCGGCTACGTTCATACCAGAGATTTGGTCTGACGAGATTGTTGCAGCTTATAAAAAGAACTTGGTTCTTGCGAACCTAGTAAGCAAAATGAATCACGTTGGTAAAAAAGGCGATACTATCCATATCCCTAAACCTACCCGTGGTGCAGCTACTGCCAAAGCAGCTAACACTGAAGTAACTTTGATTGCAGCAACCGAAGCTGATGTTCAAGTGTCTATTAACAAGCATTATGAATATTCACGCTTGATTGAAGATATTACTGATGTCCAAGCACAACCTTCTCTTCGTAAGTTTTATACTGATGATGCTGGTTACGCTTTAGCAACACAGATAGATTCAGACATAAGTATTCTAGGCAAGACTTTTGGTGATGACAACGGGTCTGGTTCAGACTACGTTCACTCTAACAGCTTCTATATTGATGCTGGCAATGGTCTAGCTGCTTACGCTGCTAACACTGTTGCAGCTACTGATGTGTTTACTGACCTAGCATTCCGCGAAGCAGTACAACAACTTGATGATAATGATGTTCCTATGGACGGAAGATTTTTAGTTATTCCACCAAGTGTTCGTACTACTATCATGGGAATTGATCGTTATCAATCTTCTGATTTTGTAGACAACAGAGGTGTTGTTAATGGTCAGATTGGTAGCCTTTATGGCATTGACATCTATGTGTCTAACAACTTATCTGTAGTTGCAGCGGCTGGTGATAACTCAGCATCTGCTGTTGATCTTATTGGTTGTATTATGGCTCAACGTGATGCAATGGTATTAGTAGAGCAAATCGGTGTTCGTACTCAGACTCAATACAAACAAGAATTCTTGGGTGATTTGATGACTGCTGATACACTCTATGGTGTTAAAACAATTAGGCCTGAAAGTGGTCTAGTTATCTCTGTACCTAAAAACTAAGTAGGGTTGAGGTAGGTATTGGGTAGCCCCTTAGGGGGCTGCTCTTTTCTTTTTATTTACACCAAGAAGAGTATGTGTTATGGGTATTATAGCTGATGCGTTAAGAAAACGTAGGACAAAAAAAAGACAAGAAGCACAAGATGCAAAAAAACAAACAGCAGCTAATAAAAAAGCTGATGCAAAATTAAAAGCAGATAATGCTAGATCAAGAGCCAGGGCTTCTTCAGCAGAAAAAACACCAGGCCGTAGTGTTTATGACTATCAATCTAGAAAAAGAAAGGCTGATGGAACAAAAAACGACCCAACTTATAAACCAAGAAATGTTAATAAAACTGTTACTAAAGGTAAAGGCTCTCTAGGGCCGTCAGAGTCTTTAGCAAGAGCAAAACTTTCTAAAGCTAGGGTTGTATATACTAAACCCACTAATATGAATTTTACTGCATTAGTAACTAAGCTTCTTAAAAAAGATGGTACTCCAAAAGCAGGTGTTGAAGTTAGAAAACCTGGCAAACCTAAAAAAGAACTTACTGCAAAAGAAAAGTTCTTAGCAAAAAGAGCAGCAAAGAAAGTGGGTACTCCTAGGGATAGGACTTTAAAAAACGAAGGCAAACGATTGAAAGATAGAAAATATTAATAGGGGTTAAATGATGGCAGGTTTATATGCAAACATTAATGCACGAAAAAAGAAAAATATAAGCAGGTCAAAAAAGAAAACTACTATTACCCCCAAAGCGTATGCAAATATGCGGAGGGGTTTTCCTAAAAAGGGTACAAAATAAATGGCTATCTTTCGTGGTGATGGTGGTGCAGGTGATGCAAACACTGATATAACAATCAATGCTGTAACAGCAAAAGCTATTGAGGCTGATGTATCAGCAGACGAAGCAGCAGCAAGTGCATCAGCAGCCAGTACATCAGCTAGTGGTGCTAGTACATCAGCAACCAATGCAAGCAACTCAGCAACAGCAGCAGCAACCTCTGCTTCTAATGCTTCTACACAAGCAACTAATGCTAGTAACTCTGCAAGTGCAGCAAGCACAAGCGAAACAAACGCAGCTAACTCTGCAACAGCATCAGCCAGTTCTGCAACAGATGC